ATGCCTTACTCACCTTACTTACCATCCTTTAGGGTTGCATGGCCGAATCCCCGAAACGCTACCTAAAACTTATGGCCACTTATTATCCGAATGGCTTTTAGGCTTTATGGTTTTTTCAAAGAACTTACTTGTATTATAATGGACCTGATTTAAAAATCAATCCCTTTTTTCAAAAAAAGTCACTTTTTTTAACATTTTTTCTTTAATGTTTTTGTGCACTTAGCCTTTCCTTGCAAATAAATTTTTATATGCAATATTTGTGCCAGATAGGTTTTAATAGGCAAAAATAGGCTTAAAAAAAGGCCTGAATAGGCTTAAAAAGGTCTGAATAGGCTTAAAAAGGTCTGAATAGGCTTAGGCAAGGCCTGAATAGGCTTAGGCAAGGCCTGAATAGGCTTAGGCAAGGCCTGAATAGGCTTAGGCAAGGCCTGAATAGGCGTCAAAAAAAGGCTAGCTTAGCTAGCCTACGCTTTTGAATTTATAATTTATTTATTCAATTATGGAAACTATATCATACATATAGCCCCAAAGCTCCAAGCCTTTTCCTTTCTCGAAAAAGCTTGGAACTTCATTCATGCTTTCGTCCAACTGAATGCCCCAGAATCCCGGACGGCCGTTTTTAATGTCCTCCGAAACTCCTTGCACCCGGACAATTTCCCCGCCACTTTTTCTGACGACCATGCCCTTTTTTAATTCTTTCATTTCCATCTCTTGCCTTATTTCTCTTTCCATCTTTCTTTCCTCCCTTATTTTTAATTGTATTATAACGGGTTAAGTTAAAATATCAATCCCTTTTTTGAAAAAAGTACGTTTTTTTAACATTTTTTTCTTTAATGTTTTTGTGTGCTTAACGGGGAAACGAAAAAAGCTTGATTTTTTTGCTTGAACAGTCCATATTTTTAGTAGAATTTGGCTTTTTCTTTGCTTGAGTTTTTCCTCGCAAGATTTGTGCCAACTGGTGACATTATGGAAAAAAATAATAAGAAAAAAAAGAAAAGTAGGGGTTGGAATCGTCCTGGTGCTCCAAGCAAATATACGAACGATTTGCCTAAAAGGGCGTACAGATTGGCTTTGCTTGGACTTAGCGACGAGGACCTGGCCGTGGCTTTCGGCATTCGGGTTTCGACTTTATATAAATGGAAAGTTCGGCACCCGGACTTTGCCGAGGCATTGCAAAAAGGAAAAACTGAAGCTGACTCTAAAGTGGCATTGTCTCTTTATAAAAAGGCAACGGGCTTTGTGCGTAAGGAGAAGTTCTTTCGGACGTCTAATGGGGAACTGCTTTCCGCCGAATATTCTAGGTACTACCCACCGGATACGACGGCGGCTATTTATTGGTTGAAAACCCGGCAAAAGGAAAGATGGATGGACGTCAATCGTACCGAGGTGACCGGCAAAAATGGTCAGCCTATTGATATTAACCATAAAGTCGATTTGTCCGATTTCACCGACCAAGAACTAAAAACTCTTGAGCAGATAGGCGTTAAGTTGAAAAGTGCTGTTGCGGACGGTAAGCGGAAAGCTAGTTAGGGCACCTATAAGAACCAAGCCTCCCAAGAACGTGCGCAAAAGGTGGGCCATTCTCAGACCCGAGGTCGTTACGGCTGAGCTTTGCCGCAGGGACTTCTTTCGTTTTGTTCAGGAGTTCTGGTATGAAATTTCAAGCGATGAGCCTGTATGGAATTGGCATATTAAATACCTTTGCCAAGAATTAATGAAGTTGGCCATTCGGGTAAGCCAAAATAAACCAAAGCTACACGATTTAATAATTAATATACCACCCGGAACAACCAAGTCCATAACGTGTTCAATTCTATTTCCTGTTTGGTGTTGGATTAATTGGTCCTGGATGCGATTCATTGTCGTCACCTATTCTGGGGCATTGTCCTTGGAGCACGCCGAATATTCCCGGGAAGTGGTTCGTTCTGATAAGTTCAAATTGCTTTTCCCACATTTGGAGATTAAGCAGGATAAGGATACAAAGAGCAATTTCCGTATACAAGAAAAGATATATAATGTGGATGGTCAGTATAGGAAAACGGTCATAGGTGGTAATCGTTTCTCAACTTCTGTAGGTGGTACCTTGACCGGTTTCCATGGTCATATAATAATTGTGGATGACCCTTTAGACCCTAATCGTGCGGTCAGTGAGGTAGAGCTAAAAAAGGCTAATAGATGGCTTGACCAAACATTGTCAACCAGGAAGGTGGATAAGAAAAGCAGTCCGACCATTTTGATTATGCAGCGATTACATCAAGACGATCCTTCGGGCCATTTATTAGGGAAAGCGAAAGGAAATATATTCCATATTTGTTTGCCGGGGGATGGTGTTGCATATAAAGATAACATAAAGCCGGCTGAACTAAAGAGTCACTATGTAGAGGGTTTACTAGATCCGGTCAGGATGGATTGGTCTGTATTGCGGGAGGCTGAGATTGATTTAGGGCAATATGGCTATGCTGGTCAAATTGGCCAAAGGCCGACACCACCCGGTGGTGGAATGTTTAAGGTGGATCATTTCCAAATTGTGGATAGTATGCCTATCGGGGCTATTGAAAGGACGGTGCGTTATTGGGATAAAGCCGCAACGCCTGGTGGTGGTGCTTATTCCGTCGGGGTTAAAATGAGTAAGGTTATCATTCAGAATGGAGCGGATAATGCTTCCACTTATGTTATAGAGGATGTCAGGAGGGGGCAATGGTCAACGGACGAGCGTGAAGCTATTATTAGGGAAACGGCCGTGGCAGATGGTATAAATGTCCAGGTCTTTTTTGAACAGGAGCCGGGGAGCGGTGGAAAGGAAAGTGCCGAGGCAACCACAAGGAACCTGGCCGGATTCGTAGCCGCCCCGGATGCACCCAAAGGGAATAAGGTATATCGTGCCGATCCATATAGCGTTCAAGTCAATATAGGTAATGTTTATTTGCTGCGAGGTGATTGGAATAGAGAGTTCATTGAGGAGCACCGGAACTTTCCATTCTCCACTTATAAAGACCAGGTGGACGCAGCATCTGGGGCGTTTGCTAAATTGACCTTTCCTAAGCAAAAGAAACGAGCTGGTGTATGGGGGCGTTAGCAAAATGTGGATGTGCTATTTTTGTAATCTCGATGTGGATGACTCTTATAAGAGGTGTCCTTCCTGTGGACGGGACGAGGAAGGCTATACGATGGAGGAGCGAATGCGCCGCCGGCCTACCCGAGAAATATATGGGGCAGTTACTAGGCCTAAGGAGGCAAGGCTGTCTAGGAAGCAAATAAGGAACCCGTTTAGGGACATGGTCGTGGCCGGTACGGTTCGAACGAGTAGGGATATTTTCACTACGGTTTATAAAAGCAAAGGTGGTAGGAGATGAAAAAAGGAAAAAGAAATAGCCTCACCAACCTTGAACAAAAAAGGAAGAGCAGCCTTGCAGTTTTGAATGCGGCGAGGATATTGGTGAATCGCATGAGTCTTGGAGGGTTGGCGGGAAAGAGCTATTATCCAAGTGCAGGAGGCAAGGCGGAGCGGGACATTTATAAGTCTTTAGGTTATACGCGTGTCCTGAGCTTCATGCACTATTTGGATATGTATAAGCGTAATGAAGTGGCTAAGCGAATAGTGGAGGCCATGCCTGAAGCTTGTTGGCGTAAGCACCCGACAGTGGAGGAAATAGACGAGGATAAAAGGAAGATAACTGCTTTCGACCAAGCTTGGTTGGATTTGGTTAGGGAGCATAGCATATATCATTATCTAAGCAGGGCCGATAAGCTGGCGGGTATAGGTTGGTTTGGTATTCTATTTTTAGGCTTGGACGATGTCAAGAACTCAAACGAATTGATGGTGCCGGTGGAGCAAGGGACGGAAAGGAAATTGCTTTATTTGCGGCCTTATATGGTCGACGACTCGGCAGTGGCGGAATGGGAGGAGGACCCCGGAAACCCTCGTTACGGGCTTCCTAAGGTATATAAGCTAAGTCCTAAAAGCATGGAGGGAACGTCCCAGAGCAAGGAGTTTAAGGTGCACTACTCCCGGGTTATCCATATAGCAGAAGGCTTGCTCGATAACGACGTTTGGGGAACACCTCGTTTGGAGAATGTCTATAACCATCTTCAGGCACTTGAATACATAGTGGGCGGTTCTGCGGAAATGTTTTGGCGGGGCGCGTTCCCAGGCTACAGTTTGGAGGCCAAAGACGACGCCTCCTTTGACGCTCAATCGTTAGACGATCTTGAAGATGAGATTCAAGCATTCCTTCATGATCTACAAAGGCACGTGCGGTTGGAAGGCGTGGAAATGAAAAGCTTGGATATGCAAGTGGCTAGCCCTAAGGACCATTTTGATGTAGTCATTAGCGTAATAAGTACTGGGTGTCAAATTCCCAAACGTATTTTGCTTGGTTCAGAAAGAGGTGAGTTGGCAAGCAGTCAAGATGAACGGTCATGGTTGGAAAGAGTGGACACGAGGCGAAAGAACTTCTGTGAGCCAGTCATTCTCCGGGCATTAATTGATCGGTGTATTGATTATGGAATTCTGCCGGAACCAGTGAACGGATATGTTATAGACTGGCCTGAGTTAATGACTCGTAGTGAGAAGGAGGAGGCGGAGGTTAGCAAGATAAAAGCGGAAGCTTTGTCCAAATACGTAATGTCTCCTGGCGCGGACCAGATAGTCCCACCGGAGGTATTCTTGAGGGATTGGTTG